CTAACATATTAATTAAACAAGGTGATGAATTGTCAACAATCTCTACAATGAGAAACATTTTTGCTAAAGCAAAAATTTCAGATCAATTTACCAATGAGTTTGGTATCTATGATTTAAACGAATTTCTATCAGCAGTATCAGGTTTTGCTAAACCTGAATTGTCTTTACAAGATAAGTACATGACAATATCATCTGAAGGTAGTAAATCAAAAGTAAAATATTTCTATTCTGATCCTTCAGTAATAGTATCACCAACTAAAGAAGTTAATATGCCAGAAGCAGAAGTAACTTTTAGTTTAACAGAATCAAATTATAAACAGTTGTTAAAGATGGCTGCCATTTTAAAATCGCCAGACCTAGTATTAATCGGCACAAAAGGTGGCGATATTGTTCTTAAAGTTTGTGATAAAAAAAATGATACATCAAATACATTTGATATTGTAGTTGGTCAAAGTGCAACAGCAGATTATACTTTCTATTTCAAAGTAGAAAATATGAAAATGCTAGATGGCGACTATGATGTTTCTGTATCATCAAAATCAATCTCACATTTTAAACATAAGAAATTACCTATTGAGTATTGGATTGCTTTAGAACCTGACAGCACAATAACAAAGTAGGTCTGTAATGAATACAGATTTTTTGTGGGTTGAAGAATATAGACCAAAGACTATTGATGATTGTATATTACCACAATCATTAAAAACACTATTTACATCCTTTGTTCAAAAGGGTGAATTATCAAATCTATTATTATCTGGTACTCCAGGCATTGGTAAGACCACAGTTGCGAAAGCATTATGTGAACAATTAAACTGTGATTGGATTATGATAAATGGATCCGAAGAAGGTGGTATTGATGTATTAAGAAATAAGATTAAAAACTTTGCTTCAACTGTATCACTATCTGGTGGTAAAAAAGTTGTGATATTAGACGAGGCAGATTATCTTAATCCTCAATCAACACAACCTGCACTAAGAGGTTTTGTTGAGGAGTTTCACAAGAACTGTCGGTTCATTCTGACCTGTAATTTCAAGAACAGAATTATCGAACCACTTCACAGTCGATTTTCAAATATCGAATTCAGAATTAATCCTAAAGATAAAGGCAAACTTGCAACTAAGCTGTTTGAAAGAGTAACATATATTCTCAAAGAACAAAATGTAGAATATGAAGAATCTGTTGTTGCTGAATTAATCAAGAAACATTTTCCAGACTTTAGAAAACTTATAAATGAATTGCAAAGATATTCAGTAAGTGGGACTATTGATGCAGGGATATTGGTCAATGTTTCAGACGAAAATCTAAAGACATTAGTAGCACATCTTAAAACTAAAGAGTTTAGTAATATGAGAAAATGGGTTGTTAATAATCTTGACAACGACCCAGTTAAAATCTTTAGAAAAATCTATGACAGTATGTACACAAATTTACAACCAGAAACCATACCTCACGCTGTTCTAATTATTGCTGACTATCAATACAAATCTGCCTTTGTGGCAGACCAAGAGATTAATCTTGTGGCGTGTTTGACTGAATTGATGTCGCAAGTTAAATTCAAATAAAATGCACTTAACTAAAGATAAAAAGTTTTTGGTACCTGATAAAGATTATTATAGTCGGTGGGGTGCTAACTACGAACAAAAACAATTCAAGGGTACTATGAAACATATTTTTGAAAGGGGTGTGGCATTAGATTGTGGTGCTCATGTGGGCATTTGGTCAAAAAGATTATCTTATTTGTTTGATACAGTTATTGCTTTTGAACCTATACCAAAACATATAGAGTGCCACAAAGGGAATTGTACTGAAAGTAATATTACTTTAAATGAATGTGCTTTATCTGATGAAGAAACCATAATGGATATGAAAATGGGCACAGGTAGAAACACAGGAAGAAGTACTTTAGAATATAAAAGTAACCTAGTAAAAGGTGATAATGAGATAATACAAATACAAACAAAAACACTGGATAGTTTTAAATTACCAAAAGTTGATTTTATGAAAATAGATGTTGAGATGCATGAAGTTAAATTATTAAACGGTGCAATTGAAACTCTTGTGCGGTGTAAACCGATTATCTTTATTGAGGACCATAATCATTTTTATGGAAAAGTTCCGAACGGAGTTGAATTATTATATAGTTTAGGATATGAAGCGATAGGTTATCTTGGTGCATATAATTATTTACTGAAGCCGTGAGTTATGAATTAAAAGAATATCTGAACGCCATCAATCACACAAAAAAGAATGTGATGGATTCAGAAGATACAATGTGGGTCAAAAAATATCCTGCGTTTATAGTCAATAAAGTCCTGTCTGGTTTTCAAGATACTCTTATGCTTGTTAATGAAATGAATCGTAATCATTTTATTGATAAAGATATGCAATTTCACTTTCTACTAAATAGTATTAGATCAAAAAAGAGATATAGTCCTTTTTTGAGAGCGAATAAATTGAAAGATATTGGATTAGTAAAAGAGTTTTATGGATATAGTAATGAGAAAGCAAAGTCCGCTCTTGATATACTGACCAAAAATCAATTGAAATTGATTAAGGAAAAATTATATAAAGGTGGGACCAAATGAATGAATTAGATAATACCTGGCATCCAGAACAGATGTTAGAAATTCAGTTAAAGGAACCAGATGACTTTTTAAAAGTTAGGGAAACTTTAACACGAATAGGAGTGGCGTCAAGAAAAGATAAAAAGTTATTTCAATCTTGCCACATATTACACAAACAAGGAAGATATTTCATAGTGCATTTTAAAGAACTGTTTGCTTTAGATGGTAAGTCAGCAAACTTTTCTGACAATGACGCTGAAAGAAGAAATACAATTGCCCAATTATTAAGTGATTGGGGATTAATTGCTTTATTAAACAAATCAATTGCTGAGAAGAAAGCACCTCTATCACAAATCAAAGTATTAAGTTTCAAAGAAAAAGGCGAGTGGGACCTTCAAGCAAAATATAATATAGGTAAGAAAATAGAAAATAATGAAGGCACCGAAGTTTAAAGAATTTATAGCAGAAGCTGAAACTGATAAGAAACCTTATCGTTTGATTGTTGTATCAGATGAACCAGAGGAATCTGAATATTTCCATACAGCTAAAAGGTTAATAGATGAAGGTGGAAAACTTGGACATAAAGTTTATGTTGTTATGATAGATGGTGCTTATATTACAGTTGAAGAAGGTATAAGGCGTGTTCATAATTCAGATGATAAAAAAGGTTTTGTAGTGGATTCTTCTGATACTTTAGCTATCGTTAGAGGATCAATTACTAGAAAAGATAGTTGGTTAGATTTCCTTTCTCAATTAGAGAAAGGTGGTATCGCTGTTGTTAATTCCAGAAGTTGTGTAAACACCTGTGCTGACAAGTATAGAACATATTTAAGATTGTTAGATTATGGTATCACACAACCAAGAACGGTTTTAATTCCTAATAAAGATTTGGTAAAACAAGCAGTAGAGAATTTGGACTCCGATTATCCTATGATAATGAAAACATTACGAGGATCAAAAGGTGTCGGTGTATTGTTTATTGAATCTGAAAGGTCTTTAGATTCTATTGTACAATTAACTTATAAAACAGATGAAGACTCTGATTTATTATTACAAGAATATATTAAAACAGACCATGATGTTAGAGTTTTAGTTTTAGGTGGTAAAGTTATGGCGACTATGAGAAGGGATGTGATTGAAGGAGATTTTAGATCAAACTTTTCAATGGGCGGTGTCGTTAAAAAATATAACTTAACAGAATTAGAAGTAGAACAATGTATATTAGCTGCTAAGGCAGTTAATGGTGTTTGGGTTGCAGTAGATTTTATACCTAGTAAAAATAGAGAAAAACAACCACCATTTATTATAGAGGTTAATTCTTCTCCAGGTACAGAAGGTATTGAGAAAGCAACTGAAGGAAATTTAGTAAAACAAATTGTTCAACATTTTGAAGACCCTAAAAATAGATGGTCAGTACCAACTGAATGTGGTTATAGAGAAGTGGTTAATATTAAACCATTTGGAGAACTTATAGCAAAAATGGATACAGGTAATTCAGGTGAACCAGTTATACACGCTGAAAAAATAAAAGCAAGTGGTAATAAAGTTGCCTGGACTTTAAATGGAAAAACTATTACAAGTGATATAGTTAGAACGCAAAAGATTAGAGTAGGCGGTCAAAGAGATTACACCGAAGATAGATATGTGGTAAGTTTAGATGTAGAATTTTTAGGACACATTTATGAAAATACAGAATTTACTTTAGATGATAGAGAAGACCGTACCCCTATTTTGTTTGATAGGGCATTTATGAATAGATTAAATCTTATGGTAAATCCAAATAGAAAATATGTAGTGACTACCAAATATAGTTTAGAATAATTGCTTTACAATATAGTTTAAATATGATATAATAATTAATAATGAAAAGGAGTGAACAATGCCAAAAACACATCAAATAGAAAATCCGTTATACAAAG